CTCGCTCGATGCCACCGTATCCAGCGCAAAAGGCAATGACGCTTGCAGGGTTTTCGGCACTATCCACACTAACCAACGACCTCCGCACCGAATTCCTGCTTGAGCGTGTCCACGATCGGATCGCCAAGAACGCTCACGTCGATCACCTTGGCCATCTCTTTTGACGTGAAGCCGCCTTCGCCATTCACAAACTCGGCGCCGGTCGATTTGTTTCGATAGCGCACAGCGTCATCATCGCCATCGATGCAGTCAGCCCAGTTAGTGAGCAGGGCAGGAATGAACAGGTGCTGATCGCAGCCGAGTCGTTGGTCTTCTTGGTTGAGGTCTCTACCGTGCTTGCTGCATGACCAGCGTGCGTCTCCGTCCGTCTCTGGCGTGGAAAAGCAGCACGTTCGACAACTCGCCTGCGGTACTTGGTTGCCGTGGCACACGTTGCTCTGGTCGCACCACTTGCACTTATAGAACGCAGGATCGTGACTGATGCCCTCGGGCGGTAGATCGCTCGTAATGATTCGCTCTGCTTTTGCGAGTAAACCCTCGGCCGTCTGCTTGTCGTACTTCACGCGCTCGAAATAGAGCTCATCGTCATTCTTGTTCACAGCCTGGTAGAGCGCGCGGTCAATGTTCATCAGGTGCATGTACACCTGCATCTGCGCGTAGTGCTCGGGCTTAGATTCCTGCACACCCTTCGATCGCACGTTTTTAAATGACTTGTCGTTATGCGTCTTTTGCTCGCTAACATGCGGCGCCTTAGGCGCTTCGACCAATCCTTGAACCACGCCATCAAGCGAGCCACCAAAGTGACCGCCGACGGCCTCTACGCGCCATTGCTGATTAGTGTCGGGGTCAACGTCCCACACAATTAAGCCAGCCTGGCGCAGTAAAAAATTAAACACTTCCTCCTCACGGGCGCCGCGATTAAACAATCGAAGCAGGCGAGCAGAGTGTTTGGTTTGCGCGGCCCATCGAAAGATAAACCACAATTTTTTCGGACACTCATCACCGATCAGGCTTGCTCCAAGGTGCGCTCGGCCACCGCCATTGGTGGCCTGCGCATCCTCGGTCGCTCGCTCAACAAGCTTGAGGGTGGTGTGCTGCTCTTCCGGCAGGGCAACCATGACCTACTCCCAGGGCTTCTTACCGGGGGCTGGCGCAGCAGGAGCGGCGGCAGCGGGAGTCGCGACAGCAGCAGGGGCTGCGGGCGCTGCGGCGGGCGCGGAGCGGCCGGCCGGGGCGTAGGCTTTGATTTCGTTCGAGTCTTCGTAGCCGTTGTCGCCTTTGCGGATCGTCACGGTGACCATCACTTCCTTGTAGTGCAGCTCCTCCGTGTCGCTGATCTTGTCCACGCCAACTGCGCGACAGATCGACGCGAGGTCTTGCTGTGCGATCGACACGGCCGTCGGGTTAGGGTTGACCAAATTCAATCGATCCCAGATCTTTCGATCAGCATGCTGGCCATCGATGATCTCCCAAACCAACTGCAGATATTGGCCAGTGCCAGCGCGCGTTGGTTTCATCTCGCTTTCGGTGATCATCGCCTTGTAATCGCCCGCAGGAATGGGGGCGTACTTGTTCGTTGCGGGCGCCGCCTCGGGCGCGCTACTTACGTCAAATGCAAAACTCGTCATTTCGTTTCTCCGTTGATTGCTGTCGCTATTGCGTCTTGGAATGCCGACCACGAAAGGTCGATCTCGTCGGGTAGCCCGTAGCGATTCTTCGCTACGAAGCCAGGCTTTTCGTTCGCGCAGAGCACACGCTCGCCAGTACTGACGCCGCGCACGCGCGTTTGTCCAAAGCCCTTATCTTCTTTTTTCGTTACCACTACATGCTTAGCGAACAGCACGGCATCGACACTCTCTTGCACGAGGCCGCTCGCTTTGTTGTGAAGTTTTATTTCGTATCGGTCGTAGGTGTCGCTGTCGGGCGACTCAAACTTACGGATGTGGGTATGAGCAATCATGATGACCGCCATGCCTTTTTTAGCGCGGAGCGCGTTTAGCGCAGCCATGAGCTCGCGCCAGTAATCAAGCGCGAACACGTAACCCTTGCCGTAGCCGAGTTTCTCGATCGAGTCGATGCCTTGGGTCTTACAAACCTCTTTCCAAATGATCGGTTCGAGATGATCCAAGCTATCGATGACGAGTGTTTCGTAATCGTGCTCGTGCTCAATCAGAGTCGCGATAGCTTCTAGCGCCTCGGCAAAATCTTTGACCTGCGGGAACGCATTGATCTCTAGCGTGCCTTCGCCGGCCTCGGTTTGCAGGAACACGGGATTCGGGGCTTGCGCGCCTAGCGTTGTTTTACCGACGCCGGCTTGCCCGTAGACCACGATGAAGGGCGGCTTAAGGCCGCTGGTCTTTTTGATTGCGGAGAGATCAAATGCCATCGTCATTCGCCTCCACCGTCACGTTTGGTTTCGCAGGCGTTGCCGTCAGCGCTTCAGCGAAGATCGCGTACACCTCGGGCTCATTGTTGCGCAGGTACTTCAAGCGCGGTTCATCGAGCAGTTCTTTGACCTTGAGAGGTAATAGCGCCTCGGGAATCTGATTGCGCACTTTCAGCAACTTGGTGCCATCGAGCTTGTAATTGTTCTTTTGCTTGAGAACAATTTTTTTGCCCATTGGGGTGCGCGTGGTTGCGCTGCCGTCCTCGCGCGACTTAAGCAGGGGGATAAGGCTTCGCTCAACTTTGAGCAGGGCTTTTTGATTTTGCTGGATGACCTCTTTGAGCATCAGCCATTGATCGGCTAATGCATCGATTGAGGGTTGGTTATGTTGCGGGACGCTTTGTAGGCCCATTTCGGTTCGCTCCTTTCATCAAACTGAAAAGGAGCATAACCGAATGGTTCACTAGTGTCTACTATGGGTTACACAGCAGTATTAGGGGAAGGTAGAGCGACGAGAGGCGTGAAAACCGCGTACAGTTTTTGCGAGACAGCGAGGTCAATCATTTCTTCTTTAATGTCGCTTTCGAGTTCAAAGTTGAATTGCCTGTTATCAGTGCGAACAATAAAGTGCGTTTTATTGAAATCGAACACGGCCATCGCGAAATTCGACCGCTCCCAATCGTCCTCGAATCTTGGCGTTCGATTTCTAATAACGCGACGATGCACGGTAGACTCCATAAAGTTTTTACACGCTATGCCTGGAAGCTTACCTTCGTGGTATTTACAAACTGTCTCGTGCCAAATCTCCATGCCGTCTTTTGCCGTGCTGCAATAAACCATGTCGCCCATAAAGATTTTTCTGACAGAGTTTCCAATGAACGTGCGAGCCTCCGTGGATAAGTTATTAGGTATTTCCATCGTTAATCTTGCTAACTCCCATCTTCATAAATTGTTGTTTTACCTTCAACAGCGCCTCGTATTGTCCGTCGCTGAGCAGCTCGATGTCTTGAAATGCGTCTAGTCTCTCGCTCTTCAACGACTTTTCTGTTCTAAAAAATACTTCATCGATTAACCAGACTGGCTCAACCGCAAAGATTTTGCACAGCGCACTAACAACCTCCATTGGAGGCAACCGGAAGCGACCCGTCATTTTTGGCTGCTCCCATTTGGCTATTGCGTTATGAGTCACATCGACTCCATGTTTCTTTAACTCCTCCGCCAACGAACGAAGCGACATTTCGCGCGCTGTTCGGAGCGTTTTGAGTCTTTCGTGGAAAGGCACTCTGCCCATACCAACCTCTTCTTACAAATGTCCTGACAGTAAACCAGAGGTTGCACCTAACTGTCCACTAAAATAGACACCTGTTTTGCATGTCAACCAAAGTGTACTAAAGTGCGCAAAACGAAACATAATGGAGCAGCGAGATGACACCCCCATGCATTTGGAATGAGATCAACGTGAGCCGACTAGCGAAGTCGTTGGATGTTGCGCGGATGACTATTTACAAATGGAAATCGAGCGAGAGGGGTATCCCGGCTGAGCGCGCGATCGAGATCGAGGAAATCACGGGCATCAAGCGTGCTCGCTTACGTCCAGATTTGTGGCCGGAAGATGAGTGAGGCGCTCGTGACGAGGAATGAAATGGCATGGGATCTATGGCAGCGAGGGCTCACGGTGCTGCCGGCCCATCCAATACAGAAGCGACCGCTCGTGAGCTGGGAGCGATACCAGGTCGAAGAGGTGAGCGAAGACCTCATGAATTATTGGACGAGCTCTGCGAAGTTTGCTGAGTGCAACTGGGCACTCGTCACCGGCAAAGAATATGTAGTAGTCGATGCCGATTCCCTCGATGCCATGATATGGGTGGATAACAACCTGCCCTGGACGCCGCTCAAGGTGAAGACCAGCCGCGGCAAGCACTACTACTTCCGAGTCAATCCACACTGCCCAGTCAAATCAAGCGCGAACCCAGACTCGAAACTCGACGTGCGCGGGCAGGGCGGCATCGTCATCGCGCCGGGCTCGATCCATCAGAGCGGCAAGACCTACGAAATCGAGATGGAGACGGGCATCGATGATCCGTTCGAGGGCATCCCAATTTGGGACTCAACTTTTCAAGAAAAAATCGACGCTGAGAACAAGCCAACGAACGTGGTCGCGATCCACGGCGCGACGCAGGGCGGCTGGCATGAGCGCATGATCAAAGAAGTCGCGAGCAAAGTGATGCGCGACTACACCGATGAAGAAATACTCGCGGAGGCGCCCGCCTGGACAGAGCCCGGCTACACGGTCGAAGAAACGCTCGAAGAATTCCAAGTGGCGATCGATGGGGCTCGAAAGAAGTGGGCCGAGTCTATTGAGCGGAAGAAGGCACAAAAAGAAGAGGAAGTCGCGATAGCAACTGAGGCGCGGCGCGCAGCGCTGGCGCCGAGGCCGTTTGTGA